TATAAAAAAAATGGGTCTATTTGATATTTTTGGTAAGAAGAAGGGGTTGAGTCCAAAGCAGAATGTTCCTCCTTCCTTTCAAGGTGTTAATGGTGCAGTCTTACAACAATACAATCAAGAGTCTTATGTAATGGATGGATACCTCGGCAATGCTGATGTGTATGCCATTGTCAGCTTTCTTGCACGAAAGTCGGCGAGCATCCCTTGGTATGTGTACAGACTCAATAATGGTGAGAAAGCAAGGACATCATTGATGCGTTACAAGCAACTTTCTCGTGGATTGCAAGCAGGTCAAGGTGCATACGAGCAAGCCATCCTTGCAAGGAAGAACGCTTACAGCGAAAATGTTGTAATGGACACTCCTCTTTCTAAACTCTTGGAAAGACCAAACCCATCTCAAGCACAAGATCAGTTCCTTGAGAACCTAATTGGTTACCATTTCTTATCTGGTGAGGGTAACATCTACGGAAATACCGGAATAAGCGGAAGCAAGGTTTTGGAGATGTTCGTTCTTCCAACGCAGTTCCTTGACATCTACCCTGACCCAAATGACCTATATGGCATCCTTGGATACAAACTAATGGTTGACCAAGGCATTGACATAGAGAAAAGTAGGGTTTGCCAATGGAAAACATGGAATCCAGACTTTAACTCAAGCACAAGGTCACACCTTAGAGGCTTATCACCGTTGCGTGCATCTTACAAGACCCTAAGAATGTCAAACGCTGCTGCTGATGCCTCCGCGATGATGGCTTTCAATGGTGGAGCAAAAGGTGCACTAACTCCAAAGGTTGTAGGTTCAATCTCGGCTCAACCATCAATGGAGCAAGCCAACCTAATTAAGAGGAAGCTGAATGATGATGTGAATGGTACACAAAACAAAGGAAGGATTGATGTACTTCAAACACCTTGGGACTACCTTAATTTTGGTTTGAGTAGTGTTGACATGGAGTTGGTTAAGACAATGCAAATGTCAATGCACCAATGGTGTAGGGTATTTGGTTTGCCTGCTGTGTTGTTTGACACAGACACATCAAGCTACAATAACTACCAAAATGCAATGCGTGACCTTGTTACAAACACAATTGTACCAAAGTTGTGCCAATTGAGAGATGAGCTGAACAAATGGTTGGTTCCACAATTTGGTGAGGACTTGTATATTGATTTTGATATTACTGCACTTCCAGAGATGCAACAAGACATGGAGAGAATGACCCGTTCACTTCGTGATGCAAACTGGTTGACCTTTGATGAGAAGCGCGTAGCGATGAACTACTCTGAAAGAGAGGGTGAATTTGGGTATGCTTACGTTAATGGTGGACTTGTAAGGCTTGATCAAGTTGGGATGGATTTAACTGTACCTGATGGAACAAATAACGGCAACAACTTCGGATCAGACAATATGGTCAATGGTGATGACTCTGCATCCCAAGATGGAGTCGGAGAGGAAATGCCGAACTGAACAAATGATGATGGCCAAACTGAGGTTGTGGCATAAAAAAAGACTTGAAGATGAACGCGAAGCAGCGAGAGCAATATTGGTTGAAAGTGGAGAGGTTGAGAAACCAACTTGATGCCAAGTACATTGCTCTTTTTGCAAATGCGATTGACAAGGACATGAAGCGGTTTATTGTGATGCTCAAAAAGAACGGGCCGGAAGCGACAAGGAGCATGATGGGTACCTATGTGTGGAACGAGGAGATGTTTACTATTATGCAGCAATTGTACAAAGAAGCTGCGATACTATTTGGCAATGCGAGTTATAGGGCGGTTGGGATAATGAGCAGAAAAGCAAGTAACCCGTTTGGACTAAATTTAGATTGGGTTAATGAGATGCTTACTTTTTTAACTAAATTTGGACTGCAATTGGTCGCTAACATGACCAACACTACTAAAGTTAAGATTGACACCATTATTTCACTTGGGATTGCTGAGGGGTTGAGTAGTGATGAGATAGCGCAATTGATAATGGAGGATGAGGAGCTTGGCTATGCTAAGATGAGGGCAACAAGGATAGCGAGGACTGAGGTGATGAGGTCAAGCAACTATGCTGCGTTTATTGGAGCAAGCAAGCATGACTTCTTGGTTGACAAGATTTGGATTGCAACAAGAGATAGCAGGACAAGAAGGATTCCAAGAGATTCTTATGATCATTGGGATATGGATGGGCAAGTGGTTGCATTTGATGAGAACTTTACCAGTAGGGATAAAGTTGGGAGACCAGTTGTTGCTGAGATACCTGGTGACCCAAAGAGTCCCAAAGGATTTACTATAAATTGTAGGTGTACGGTTGGATTCATTCCAAAGCGTGACCCTAATGGTAGGTTAATTTTAAAACAGTAAGTATGATATATAATTACAAATCATTTGAGGCCAATGTCAAGGATGTTGACTCAAAGAAAGGCGAAGTAAGCGGTTATTTTTCTGCATTTGGAATGGTTGACTCTGATGGAGATATAATGATGCCAGGTGCATTTAAGCGTTCAATCCAAGATTGGGGGCCAGAAGCAAAGGGCAGGGTAAAGCATTTGCTGAACCATGATCCAAGTCAACCACTTGGTAAGATTGTTGAGCTGAAAGAAGATAGCTACGGTTTGTACTATCGTTCTCAAGTTGGAACGCATAGGCTTGGACAAGACTTTATCAAAATGGTTGAGAGTGGCTTGATTGGTGAACATTCAATTGGTTTTAGGACTTTGAGAGAGCAGAAAGGTGCAGAGGCAAATGAGATACACGAGGTTATGCTTTTTGAGGGATCAAGCCTTACCGCTTGGGGTGCAAATGAATATACACCAATTTTGGGGATAAAAAGTTTAGAGCAATGTATTAAGATACAAGAACAAATTAAGACATTTGAGAAGTTTATCAGAAACAGCGATGTGACTGACGAGACAATTGAACTATGCTTGATTAAGGTCAGGCAATTGGCACAAGCGATTGAGAAGGCAAGTAGCACACAGGCAGTTGAAAATACACCTGTGCAGCAAAAGAATAACGAGGAGCTTGAGCAATCACTTATATCAATTTTAAGAAAATTCTAAATTAAAAGTAAAATGGAAGATTTAAAAAAGTTTGAAGCTGCTCTTGATGCGAAGTTCGCAGAGCAGAAGGCTGAAGTAGCCGTTAATACAGAGAAAGCTGCAAAGGCTTTCGAATCAAGGATTGAGCAAATTAACGAGGAGTTAGTTAAAGCTAACAAGACTGCTGCTGAAGCAAGGAACGAAGTTCTTGAAGCTAAAGCTGCTTTCGGAAAGTTGCAAGCTAAAGAAACTGCTAAAGTAGCAACTTCTTATGGTGAGCATATTATGAACATCAAGAACGAGATTGGTAATGCTGTTGAGAAAGGATGGAACGATATCAAAGCCGCTGCTCGTGGCAATGGTAAAGGTTTCAACTACGAAATGGATGCCAAAGCCGTACAAACAATGACCATCGGTACTAACCTGACTGGTTCTGTTTATACCTCTTATGTTGATAACGCTTATTTGAGGTCTTATGTAAACCCACATCTGCGTTCTGTATTCAACATTATCCCTGTTTCTACCGGTTCTGTTTCTTTCCCTCGTGGTAACACTCCAGTAGGTGAAGGTTCTTTCGGTAAGCAAACTGAAGGTTCTGGTAAGCCTCAAGTTGATTACGATGTAACAGTTGTAAACACTGCCCTTTCTTTCATCGCAGGTTACGCTAAAGTAAGCCGTCAGATGATTGATGATTTGCCATTCTTGCAAGCATATCTTCAGCAGTCTTTGATTGAAGATTTCCAAAGGGCAGAAGATACTTATTATCTTAATGCAATCGCTTCTTCTGCAACCGCAGGTTCTTCTTCTGGTGCTAACACTGCTGAGAAGTTCATTGATTATGTTGCTCAGTTGGGTGCTTTGAACTGGATGCCGAATCTTTCTTTGATTACTCATGCCGGTTGGGCTGCTTTGTTGAAAACCAAGCCAGGTGATTATTCACTTCCTGGTGGAATGGTTATTGACAACAATGGTAATGTAAGAATCCTTGGTATTCCTGTTGTTCCTCATTCTTTGGTAACTGCTTCAAGGATGTATGTAATGGACACAACTAAGTTTGCCATTGCTCAACAATCTGGTCTGAATGTACGTTCTACTGAGTTTGATCAGGATGACTTCATCAAGAACTTGATTACTTTCCGTTGCGAGGCTCGTTGTGAACTGCTTCAGTTCCAACCAACTGCTGCCGTATACGGTGCAATCTAAAGTGTTGTTTTTTTAGAGTGTATATTTTGGGGGGCGGTATTCTTATCGCCCCTTTTTTTAACTTTGTACTATGGAAGTAAAAATACTATCTACTAACAATTCAAAAATGCTTTATGGGGCATTGAAAGAGATGCACCGAAACTCATTGAGTGGTGAGGTTGTGTATGCCGTCATACATGAGGACTCAAAAACATCTTTTAACCTATCAATGCAGAAAATAATGCAAAGTACAGATGGTGTACTATTGCTCTTTGAAGATGATGTTGAGATTAGAGATTTTAGTCATTTTGAGGAGGCTGTTTCTCAATTGCCAAATGATTGGGAATTGTGCTACCTTGGGGCAAATCTTATTGCTCCTATTGAGAAGTATAGCGATAATCTTTATAAGACATTTGGGGCATGGACAACTCACGCAGTGATGTATAATAATCCAAAGGAACTTTGTAAAGAATATACCGATACAAGTATTATGTTTGATGATTGGTTAAAGACAAATATACATCCAAGAGGAAATACTTATATTATAAAACCCATGATAGCTTGGCAAAAGCCACACGATAGCGATTTATGGAATCACTTTGCCGATTATACAAGAATATTTGATGACTCGGCAGCTAAACTAATTTGACTATGAATATAGTTGCTTCTGTGCATCTTTATCCTCCTGAGCATAATTGCGGTGCGGAATGGATGCTTCATTTTATGCTTAAAGATTTACAATCTAAGGGCCACAATGTTAGAGTTCTTTTACATGATGCGAATAAATATAAGATTAGAGATAATTATGTTTTTGATGGCATTGATGTATTTCCTCCAAATGCAAATGTAATTGAGAATTTAATGAGGTGGTCACACGCTGTGTTTACTCATTTGGACTATACAAGATGGACAATCCATGCGGCAAAGATGTATAAAAAGCCTGTTTTTCATCTTATACACAATAGTCATTTATATCCTGAGATTGTTGATGCAGAGAAAAATCAGCACATCATTTACAATTCTTTATGGTTAAAAGAACTTTTGAACTATAATTTTAGTAATTTTATAGTGACTCCGCCAGTAGACTACAATTACTATGACTTGGAGAATGAACCTGAGAAGTCTGAATATATCACTTTAATAAACTTAAACGAGAACAAGGGTGGGAAGATATTTGGGGAGATTGCAAGAGCAATGCCACACAAGTCATTTTTAGGGGTTTTAGGGTCATACGATGAGCAGATAACTCCAAGCCTTCCAAATGTGACTTATGTGCCTAATTCGCCAGATATAAAGCAATCGTACGCTAAGACAAGGATACTTCTCATGCCATCAAAGTATGAGAGTTGGGGAAGGACAGCAACAGAGGCGATGTGTAGTGGGATTCCGGTAATTTGTACTGATACACCTGGGTTGAAGGAGAATTGTGACAAGGCAGGTGTTTATATTAAAGATAGGAATAATGTCAAAGATTGGGTTGAAGCTATTACAAAGTTGGATGACAAAAAAGCCTATTCATGGGCCTCAAGAAAAGCAAAAGCGAGATCAAGAGAGTTTGACACAAGAAAAACGCTTGATGAGTTTGAGAACTGGTTCAGAGAAAGTGTTAATAAATATAATTAAAGATGACATATATAGACGGCATAACAATATTAGCTGACGCGGTTGTAGAACCCGTTAGTCTTACTGATGCTAAGAATTGGTTGCGTATAACTAATTATGATAGCGATGATGTGCTAATTGGTGATTTGTTAAATGGTGCAAGGGTGCATATTGAGAAGCTGACCGGTTGTTCTTTGGTTAACAAGTCAGTAAGGATAAATGTTGAACTTACTCCACAAAGCCAAGGCTTTTGGATGCTTGATGTGCCTTATGGGCCATTGCTTTGTGTTGATGAGGTTAAGATTAAGACGGGGATGAACACCTACGAGATATTGACAAAGAATAGTGATTTTGAGGTTATAGGCGGTAAAATTTGGATATATACGGCAGGTGTATATGTTATAAAATATCAATGTGGATTCAGCACCATTCCAGAGGACTTGTCTACTGACATATTAACTTTGACTGCTTGGTCTTATGAGAATAGGGGTAAGAAGTTCCAGGGTGATGCGAAAATGGGTATGTTAAAAGAGTTTCCAAATTGGGATGGCCTTAACTATCATCAATATAAAAAAGTTGTGATATAGTGGCAAGAAGTCCATTAAATATTAAGATTACTGGTGTTGAGTCAACCTTTGCTACGCTAAAGGATAAATACAACTCAGCTATGATGGAGGTAGATAGAGAGATGGCTGCATCTACTGAGCAAATGGCTACTACTGCTAAGTCAATATTCCCAGGTGGAAATCCTGCTATTAAAGGCGAGACACAAAAGTATGCTGAGATAAGGGCATCAATAAGAGCAGAGAAAAATAGACCATTTGCTTATAGCTTAGTTGCAGGAAAAAGCGGAGATGATATGCCTGCATATATTGAGTTTGGAACAGGTAGGTATTTTCCAAAATACCCTGGCAAGGAAAAAGAATGGCAAGACTTGGCAAAACAATACTATAAAAACGGTAGAGGTTGGATGTATCCATCACCATACTTTTACCCAAGTGTGACAGGTGGAATTGTATCACTTGTGAACAATATAAAGCAGATATTTAAGAGGAATGAAAGATTGTAGCAATAATATAAGGGTTCAATACCTATCTAAACTAAGTGGTAACATTACTTACGGAGGTAAGAGTGTTCCCGTTTATGGAACCGACTCATTTCAGACCGTTCCACAAAACTATGTCATAATTGGTGATATAACAGAAAGTGCAGACAATAACAACCAATTGTTCGTAACTGAGGCTGATGTGGTAATTGATATATTTAGCGAGCAGTACATGACAAGAAATAATAGTATTATTGATGATATTGCTGACCAAATCTTAACTTTGTTAATACCTACTACTGGTGTTCAAGATATGGGGGATGCTGAATTTCAGATATATGCCAAAGCAAGAACATCATCACGTTATTTGACAATGCAAGAAGGAAACAATTTTATCAATAGAAAGATATTAATAATCAACAATTCAATAATTCAAAAATAGAATAATATGCCACAGCAAATTTTAGGATCATTGCAGAACGTAGAGATAGATGTAACTGGTTTATCATCTTATAAAACTCTTGTATGTCTGCGCACATCATCAGTTAATACAACTGTTGATTCAACAACCGAGCAAACAAATTGTGGGCCTTTGACATCAGTTGCTGATGCTACAATGACCCTTGACTTTGATGCAGTTTGTGAAGTATCACCATCAGGCCAACAAATATCTTATGAAGATTTGATTACTGTTATGAAACTTAAAACTGCTGTATCAGTAAGAGTACAAAGTCCAGCTTTTACTGGTTCAAGTGCTGGCGCTGTTTACTACCATCAGTTCCTTGGATACATCACTTCACTTACTTGGAATCAAGCAACTACTGAATTTATTAATTTCTCTGGTACTATTACCTCTACTGGAGATGTTGATGTTACAGTTTAATCTTTAATTATGAACTATACTACTATTACTATAAACGGAACTAAGATTGGACTTAAATTCGGGATGGCATCTTTTAGATACCTTTCCGATAAGTTCGTAGAAGGCAAGGCTTATACAAATAACGAGTTAAATGAGATTGGGATTGCCCATATTTTATATAGCGGTTATTATAATAATTGTCTTATTAAGGATGCAGAGATTGAGCATAGCTTTGAGTCTTTTGTTGACTTTATAGAAGCTAATTTGACAAACGAAGGTGTACTATCTGAAATAAAGGATATAATACAAATTTGGAGTCAGAATGAGTTTCTGAAGCAGAAAGAGGAACCAAAGCAAGAAGCAAAAAAAAAGACTACTCGTGGGAAGAAATAGAAGCATTTGCGTTTGGTGATTTGTGTTTACTTCCAAATGATTTCTATGCAATTAGTCCGAGAGAGTTTTCTTTAATGATAAGAGGAAGTGAATCCCGAAAGGTTGACACTTACAAGCAAACAAGACTTTTGATGTTTACAATGGTGCGGTTGATGGGTGATCCTAAGACCGCACCAAAAACACCAGAGGCTATGTGGGAGTTGCCAGGTGATGAACAAAGTGGCAATGTAATCAATGATGATGAGATGCGAGAAATATTTAAAAGGTTGGGTAAATGAGTTTACAGATACAAGTTACGGCTGATGTTGCAAGTGCAGGTAAGCAGATTGATGACTTTTCCAAAAAGTCACGAATTGCCCTTAACAGCTTGAGCCTTGTTGCCCAAGATTTACCTTTTGGATTTATTGGTATTCAAAATAACCTTCCAGGTGTCATCAGTTCATTTGGTGAACTTACAAGAGAAGCAGGTGGAGTTGGTGGCGCATTAAAGCAACTTGGAGGTGCATTGATTGGCCCTGCCGGTTTATTTCTTGCATTTAGCGTAGTAACTTCAGCAATAACAGCACTTACACTTAAATATGGTTCATTAGGTGCTGCATTTGATTCAATATTTGGGAAAACGACTAAGTTAACCTTAAAAATAAAAGAATTATCAGATTCTTATGTACAGTTTAATAAAAACTTAAAAACATCTGAAGATATATCAAGTCAAGAAGGTGCTTCACTGACTGGTACAATTGCAAAAATAGAAACACTAACTAAAGTAATTCTTGATCAAACAAAAAGTTATAACGAAAGAAATGCTGCATTAAATACTTTAAAGGAATTAGATAAAGAAAGATTTGGTAATCTTGATTTAGAAACATTAAAAGTAAAAGCATTAACAGATGCAGTAGATAATTATACTAATTCATTAATTGCTGCTGCTGTTACAAAAGGGTTTGAACAAGAAATAGGTAGAACAAGTGTTGAGATATCTAAACAAGTATCTATATTAAAAGAGCTTGATGAAGCAAAAAAGACGGCAGCAGCAGCACCACAAAGAATAGTTGGTAAGGCTGAATTAATAGATAGAACAGAAATACAAAAAACAGAATCAGCATATAATAAACAACTTGCAGTTGTAAGAGAATTAACAAAAAGAAAAAACGAATTAAGTGAAGAAATTCGTAAAAGTGTAGAATCTCAAATAGCTTTGAAGGCTCCAGTAGATGCAGCAACTGCTGCACTTGAAAAGCAAAAGAAAGCAGAAAAGGAATTAGCTGCTGCTAAAAAAAAGATAAAAGCACCTAAAGAATTAGATATTGCTGAACTTGAAAGAAAAGGTAGATATGCTGCTTTAAAATTACAAGAACAAGCTGATAAAAATAGATTAAAGTATTTACAAGAGCAATTAAAACTTGAACAACAAATAACTAAAGAAATTTTTGCACAGGCCGATAAAGATATGAAGGCTGATGCAGAAGCATTTACAAAAGTAAGTTTTTTAAACTTAGGTAAAATAACAAATCCAATTGCAGATTTTTTAAAGCAAATGGAAGAAGCTCAATTATTATTGAGTCAAACATTTTTCATTCCATTGGAAAATGCATTTATGAATTTATTTGAAACAGGCAAGTTTGGTTTTAAATCATTTGCTGATGCCGTTTTAAAACAAATTCAACAACTTGTTTCAAAGATTATTGCAAGTGGTATTATATCATTAATAGCTAATATTATTACTGGTGGTTTAGGATTAACTGGTGCTGCCGGAGGTATTGGTGGTGTTTTAAAAAGAGTTGGAGCTGATATTTTTAAAGCAATAGGAATTGGTGGCGCAGGTGCTGCAAACCCATCATTCGGTGGTGTAGGTGCAGGATCAATGGGAATGAGTGGACAAGTTAATGTAGTCCTACGAGGGTCAGACCTTGTTGGGGCATTGAATAGAACAAACGCTACAATTAATAGAGTTGGCTAAAGCAGAAAAATATCGTTATAGTTTCAAGACACTTGAAGGACAGACTTGCGTTGTAAGATTTGACTTTGAAGGATTTACAGGCGCATCAACAACTCTTGTTGGAGCAGCAAGACCATTTGTGCTAAAGGAGTTTAATAATGATGATGATATATTTAAACCATTGAGGCCACAGTTGGCTGAAATGAGTTTTATCGCATCAGCAAGTGGGGTGTCAATTGATAACTTCTTAATGGACAATGATGATGACATTATTGTTTATTTTGATTTCGGGACTTGGACAAATTATTGGAAAGGATATATGTTGCAAGATGACTTCCAAGAGTCATGGATAAATACCAACCACATCATTACACTTAGAGCAACTGAGGGTATTGGTCAGCTTAAAGATGTTGTGTTAACTGAGTCAGGTGATGAACTAAATGGTAGGTACACTCCACTTGAATTGATTCAATATGCAATGGCACAAACTGTGCAGAGCTTTACTGACTATAAAGTTTTCAGCAATTTGTTTCATTCATCAATGACTGACACATCAACCAACACTGGTATTGACCAATGTTATGTTGATGCAAAAACATTTGCAATTAATCCATCAGAGTACGATGACTCATACTTGGCTCTTGAGAAGATAAATAAGTCATGGAACCAGACTTTGTATATGTACAAAGGCAAATGGGTAATTTTTAGGCAAGAGGAGTTATACGTTCCATATACTGACAACATAAGAGGTTATAGGCAAAATGGAGCATCAAGAACCGATGCATCTCAAAGGTTTGATGCATTTGTTGGTGTAGGTGAGACAGTGAAGCCTATAACACCTGAAATGCTTAGGTTTATACAAAGAAGAACTAAGTCAGATACTATTCAGTTTAATTTAGAAAGATTTGATGAGATAGTATGTAATGGTTCTTTCTCAAGAGGTGATTTGGTTAGCTCAACTGCAAGTACAAAAGTTTATGAGCTTGATCAATGGGATTGGAAGGAAGGAACCCCAGGTTCTCCAACAACACCTACAACTGGATTATACGGAAGAAAAGAAACATTTGATTCAACAGGTAAACTTGATGACCAATTTGCATATCAGCAACAAAAGGCAACATCTGGTAATAGGTGGTTAATATCATGTGGGATAGATGTACTAAAAAATGAACCATTTTCGTTTAGCATAGACCATAAATTTAAAGAGACATTTGCCGGTACTGCTACATTATTTACAGTATCATTTCAATTGGTTACTGCAACAAATTATTACACTCTTGATGATGATGGTACATGGTATGTAAGCAATGCGTCCTGGACTACTAATTATAAAGTTTTACAAACATATTATAATGGAACAGGTGCGCCAGTTCCTACTGATTGGATAACAACACAAATTGAATCTAAGAGTATTCCTGATGATGGTGTGTTAAATATATTATTATGGATGCCAGATATTCCATTAGTTGCAGGTCAAGAGAAATGGTTTAAAAACCTTCAGTTTAATCCTGAATTGCGATTTAATGGAATAAACATTGAAACCATTGATGCTGTTCAGTCAATATTTACAAAGGCTGCTACATTAAAGCCTAAGTTTTTTGATGAGATTTATTTTGATGATGGATTAAGCAAACTTTATAAAGGTAGTTTGTATGAGGATGATCAGCAGACACTAACAAATCAAGAATGGCATAGGTATAGGTATCCTGATGAAGTTAATGGATTTAGGAAGCAAAATAGTATCGCACATTGGAGTCAAAATAGAATTAATAGAAATAAGATTGATGTCAATTTCTATGGTCTTACTTGGGATGATGGTGATGAGCCGATTGGACTTATCAACACAGTTAGATTTGTAGATGATGACCCAAATAGGATTTACACTATTGCCAACCTTAAAGAGATGGACTTCAGCTCATCAACATGGTCAGCTACTCTTGTTGAGGTGTTTGATATGGATGCTGATGCAACTGGTGGAAATGTTACAAGAATATTTGAAGCAGAGCCAATAAATGGTAATTATCTTCCAACGGGAGAATTTGTTATACCATTTAACGTAATAGCTGCTGCTGACTTTACATATAATGGTGCTACAAAGAAATTTACTTACACCGGAAGTGTGACATTAACTGATTTGTTTATTTGCAATATCACAGGAGATATTAATGCAATAAATCCAATGAATACAACTGCTACATTTAAGCTATATATAAATGACATACAAGTTGATTCAGATACTTATGTTGCATCTGTAACACCATCACAATTTACTATATCTTTGAATGGTACTTATACTATTGCTCCATCTAACAATTTGTACGTTACGATTAGTTCAAATGTTGGAGATTTTGATATAAATGGTGGTGAGCTAAGTGTTACTTATGACTATCCTACTACTTTGACATACGATCCTTACGAAGATAAATATATATATAAATAATGGCAGATACATTAAAAGCTGAAGGGTTAGTTTTAACGGCAACATATAGCAATGGTGATGTGTTCCCTTTTGCTTGTGCCAAAAGCTCATCAATAAATGTAAGCAGAGATTTCATTGAACTTGCTCCTAAGACAAGTGGATATTATAGAGAATATATAATTGGTAGGACTGGTTTTACAATTAGTGGGAGTGGATTGATAAAGCTGCAACAAAGTTTTATGCAGCCATATTATTTCTTTGACCAATTTGTACTTAATATTGATACAACATTTAAGGCATTTCTTGACATGATTGACAATCAAAATAACTACAAAGTTTATAAATTTGATTGTATAATGCAAGATTTGACCCTTGACTCAACAGTTGGGGCAACTCCTACTTATGACTACACATTGCAAGGAACGGGCCCTATTGAACTTATTAACGTGGTTGACCAATATGTAGTTGCATCTGGTGTAATTACGGGCAGAAACCCTGCAAACTTTAAATTGACAGCAGTAGGCTATCAAGGGAAGTGGTACTTTAATTATACTGTGACTGAGCCTACACCTGGAACATTTGTTATATCACTTGGATCAAGTCTAAATGGAGTTACTGTGACTGCATCGTATTTATCATTATAATATCTTAAATTTACATTATGATAGGCGAACATAATTTGAGGACAATAAAGAGGGGTGATACATGGGTATTGCCATTGTCATTTTGGGAAGATGAGTGTCAAGAGGTGGCGATTAATGTAAGTACATATACTTTTAAACTTATGGCAAAGAATAGCTCCGGCACTACAATTTTTACTTGGGATAATGCTATTTTTGTGCAAGGTGCTACTAATGAGAGGACAGTCACATTGAGTGCTGTCACAACTGCTACTTATACTCTTGGTGAGTTCAATTACGAACTCCAAGTTACTACTGGTGCTGGTGTATTTACATGGATGCAAGGCTTTGTCCAAGTTGTTGATCAAATAACAAGTTAACGATGGTAATCAAGATAAATTATACAAGTAGTGATGTGTATGTCAGCACATCAGTGTCACCCGTTTATGTGGTTGTGAATTATAGCGGAGTAACTACGGGTGGAGGTGTGTGGGGTCAGATTACAGGAACACTAAGTGACCAGACTGATTTGCAGACTGCTCTTGATGATAAAGTACCATACACAGGAGCAACTGCAAATGTTGATCTTGGTGGCTTTTCTATTAAGGCATCAATGGTACAAATTACAGGCATCAATAGTGGTGGAACGGGTGGTGTTCTTAATATAAAGAAAGGAAACACAAGGGTAATCGGTGGTGATGATGCTGCTAATAATATTAGTCTTTGGGCAGAAACGGCTGCATTTGGTTTTAATGATTGGACTGCCGGTAATACAAGAGATGCTAAGTTTTCATTGTTAAGCATTACAAATAATGCTACAAGAACATACACCTTGCCAAATCTTAGTGGTACGTTGGCATTGTTGAGTGATATACCTTCTTTAACAGGTTTCGTTCCCTACACGGGAGCAACACAGGATGTTGACTTAGGTGAGTTTGAACTAAAGGCAGGTCAAGTTGAGTTTGACCAAACACCTACGGGAACGGCAGGAGTTGGGGTAATGAGGTGGAACGATAGTGATGGGACAGTTGATTTAGGTTTGAAAGGCGGCAATGTAACGCTTCAAGTTGGACAAGAGCAAATCCTTAGGGTAGTAAACAAGACGGGTGCAAACCTTCTTGAGAGTCAATATAGGGCGGTAAGGATTAGATTAGCAGCCGAGGGCGGTTCACAGGGTCAGAGGTTAGCGGTTGTTCTTGCTCAAGGAAATAACGATGCAAATAGCACTGATACAATCGGAATAGTAACGGAGAATATTACAGACAATCAAGAGGGTTTTATTTGCACAAGTGGTATTATTAGAGGCATAAACACAACGGGTTCACTACAAGGCGAAACATGGGCAGATGGTGACATCATTTATTTGAGTCCTACAATTGCAGGTGCAATTACAACAGTCAAACCAACTGCACCTAACCATTCAGTAATACTTGGTTACGTAATCTATGCTCATAATGTCAATGGTAAGATATTTGTAAAATGTGATAATGGTTATGAATTAGGTGAACTGCATGATGTTTACGTTCCTACACCATCCAACAATGATGGAATATTTTGGAACACTGCAAATAGTAGGTATCAAAATAATTCTATTGCAGGGGTTTTAGGTTACACACCTATAAGCGGTAGCGGTACATCGGGACAGGTTGCATATTGGAATGGAACGAGTTCTCAGACGGGTTCAAATAATCTGTTTTGGGATGCTGCTAATGCAAGGTTGGGGATTGGGACTAATGTTCCTGCTACTCCTTTACATATTGTTGGTAATAGTACATTTGACGGGAATAATAACCATTTAATAAATAGAAATTCTGCATATTACAATACATCAGACATAGTTACAAATTTTGAGAAAGTAACGATTGGATGGGTTTCAAATGTATTTAATATTGATTTTTCAAGAGGTGGTTCTACAAGTTTTAGGGATGTACAACTGTCTGTTGGTGGTAGTGGTTTATTAATAAGAGGTTCGGGTTCAAATATAGCAGGAAGGATAACTGCAAGTTATGCAACAAATGTTGGAGGTGTATTTGGAGTTACTGGTTCTGTAACAGGGACTGGAAGTTCATTTCAGTATGGTAGCGGAGTGTTGACAACTATTTCAGCAGGGGGAACAGTCCCTACATCAGCATTTTGGATTAGTCCATATGTTGCATCTTTAGGAACTGGATTTAATGCATTGCTTGATGTTGGAACAAATAGTGCTGCTAATGGGGGAGGTACACATACAAGGTATTTTGCAGTATTAAATAATGGAAACGCAATATTACAAGCAGGAGGCACATTCACTGATAGTGGTCAGCGTTTGCAGGTGCAGGGTGATGCGTTTATTAAGGGGAGTGGAGCAACGAGTGCGACAACGGGATTACAAGTTCAGAATAGTGCAGGAAATAATATGTTTAGAATAGCAAATAATGGTGCTATATCATTGGGAAATTCTTCACTTAGAGCAAGTATTTTCACATTTACAACGAATCAAGGTGTTATAGATTTTTCAGGAACAAATTTGTCTTTTTATAATAGTACAAGTAATTTATCTGCAACATCTGGGGCATTTGCTTTTGGTGGGGATAGTTTTTTTCAAACTACAGGAAATCAACTTTTTTTTAGCATAAATATGACTTTTGTACCAACAAGTGGTACAGCAACATTTGCAAGTTTAAATTTAAGTCCTGGAATCAACCAAACAGGCGGTGCAAACGGCATCACTCGTGGATTGTACGTTATCCCTACCTTAACCGCTGCTGCTGATTGGAGAAGCATTGAATGGAGTAACAATAGCGGTTGGGGATTGTATGGGGCAGGGACTGCGAATAATTATTTAGGGGGTAATCTTGGCATCGGAAGTACAGGCTTAACAAACGTTAATCTTCGTATAGAAAAAAATATTGAAGGGAGTACAGGTTCGTATGGTGTATTACTTGGAAGTCAAATACGTTCAGGTGTTACATCTCAAGCATTAGGATATACATCAAATCCATCAATACAAAATACTGCTTTTACATTATCTCAATTAAGGCATTTTTATGCGGTAGGTATTCCATCTGCTGGGTCTGCAACAATTATAAATCAATCAGGTTTCTATGCTGAAGCAAGTTTAACGGGTGCTACTAATAATTTTGGATTCTATGGCGACATTCCTAACGCAACAAATCGTTGGAATCTCTACATGGTAGGTACTGCTGATAACTACCTTGCTGGGAAATTACTCATCGGAACAACAACAGTCAGCACCTTTGCTCTTGATGTCAACGGAACTGCGAGGGTGAGTGGGGCGAGTACGTTTGCAAGGATAACTGCAACCACAAGTGGAATTGAGTTAGATTACAATTCAGGTATTTTATATCATGCTGGAGGTAGCGGAAGTTATTACCAATACATAGATGGGGTTAGTTATACATTTAGGTCAAGGACTGCAACGGGTTCATTAATATTTGCAACGCAAGATATTGAAAGGATGCGACTCACCGCAGCAGGGCGATTGCTTTTGGGAACAACAACAGAGTCAACTTATTTACTCGATGTCAACGGAACTTCAAGATTCTCTCAACAAAGTATATTTTTTGCACAAGCATACGTTAGCAAGGTTTTAAATTCTGCCACAATAGTAAACACTTCTACTGATGCTTCGGTTTTGTTATTTGCTCCAACAACTACTAATAATTATGGCGGAGTAATTGGTTGGGCAGAAGGAGGCGTTATTCTTGCAGCAAGTATTTCAGCTTATGATGATGGAAGTGGAGGAGCATTAGGATTGTCTTTTGCAACAGGAAACAATACTGCATTAGCAGAAAGATTAAAAATATCATCCATAGGAGCAGCAACATTCTCAAGTAGTGTAAAAGCAGGTGGAGGTTCAATTAACGCATCAGCAATTTTACAAGCAGATTCCACTACACAAGGCTTCCTCCCTCCTCGGATGACAAATGCACAGAGGACTGCAATAGGTTCACCTGCGGTTGGATTGATTGTGTATTGTACTGATATGGTTGAGGGATTATATGTTTACAAATCCACAGGATGGACATTCGTTATATAAACTTTAAATAAATAAAAATGGCAAAAAAAATCCAACCTATCAATGTATGGGTAAATGGCGAAAGCAAACAAGCAGAGTATTTTCAAGTGACTTGCATCAATGACAACTACGAAAATTCAGCAACGAACTATTGGCAACTATTCACTAAGGTTGTAGATGCTGAAGGTGTTGAATCTCAAGGTGAGCAAGTTGCTCAAGGCAATCTCACGATTGATGGTGCGGACTACATCGCATGGGGAGACCAACCTGCAATGGCGATTAACGCTTGGATTTACAATTGGAGTGCGGAGAAGTTAAATCTCACAATTATTTAGTAAATTTGAATCTAAATTTTAAACTATGACACTATTAGAATTGAAAGGTGCTGCTTATGATTGTTTAGCACAGATTGAGTATTTGCAAAAGCAACTCCAAGAGGTGAACCAAAAAATTGCAGAAGAACTCCAAAAAGAGAAAAACGAAAATGGATAAAAAAATTAGTGCATTACCGATTTCATTTGAGCAGTTCAGCAAAGACCCCGTAAAAGGTTTTCTGTTCATAACATTGATTGCAATTGGTTATCTTTATGTTGACCAAAAGATGCAATACACCGAGCAGATTGAACGGCAAGGAAGCAAGATAGAAAAGTTAGAAGCAAAGATTGATGCTCTTGGTATGCAACTAAAGAGGTCTGATTCATTGCTCTCTGCTACAACATCTAAAATCTTAGTCCTTCAAGAACTTGGGAAAATCAAATGAAACGATTAATTGTATTACTATTTATCTCATCATGTGCCAACCCTGTCAAAGAGGAGAAAATCCTTTTTGATGGGGTTGATACTATCCTTATGCAATCAAGGGAACACATTGACACTATTGTAAAGTTCCTCCCAAAAGTTGACAAGCATATTGAGAAAGCAGAGAAGCAAGTATTGCTAAACGTATTAAGCATCAAATTGCAAAATGCTAAACTCAAAGAGGATGCAAAAATAGTCAAGACTATTACTATTAGGGATACCATTATCATCAAGGAAAAGACTAATTTTTGGGGTAGAAAGAAAACCTCTACCGATTCCATTTCATCAATTGACTCAACTGAAAATCAATGAAACAATTTTTTTGTGAAGAGAACGGCAGACTATCAATGAAAAGACTTTGCGGTTTTACTTGTGTTGTAATTATCTGCGTAACAATGTACCACAATTCATTTTACGAAACTGAACCATCAGAAGCATTGGTTTACTCTGTCTCTGCTCTTGCTTTTGGTTGCTTGGGTTTAACTTCAGCAGAGAAAATATTCAAGAAGGATGAAAACAAAGATTAGTCTTTTATTGCTTTTGCTTATTGGGTGCAACCCAGTTAAGCAGGTTTTGCGTGACCAAGAGAAACTTGAAGAAGTCGCAAAGGTTGTAGTTAAGGGAGGATGGTGTGCATCAGACACTACCTTTGTTGTCAAGTCTGATACCTTGGTTGAGGTTGATACATTGGTGAGGATTGATACCCTTACCGATACTTATGTCCTAAATGATACAACCTATATCACCAAGTGGAAAACAAGAGAAATTACAAAGTCAATCACCATTCACGATACCATTAAGTCATTCATTGTTGATAATGCTCGTGTGAGGTTATTACAGGCAGATTCAGCACGTTTTAATGGCGAGGTGATAGAATGGAAGGCAAAGGCAAAGAAAAGGCAAATTTGGTTGTTT